GTCGGTGCCGGTGGTGAGGCGGGCGAGCACGGGGTTGATCGTGAGCGATTCGAGGGCTTTCACCGCTTTGGTTTCGTCACGGAGGAGCGCATCGACCCAGAAACCGCGGGTGTCGGTGTCCTTGGCAGGCAGGCGACCGGCGTGCACGGCGGCATCGACGTGGGCCTCGGCGCGGTGGCGGGCCTGGGCCGCCATGATCAATTTGAGCCCGGCGAGTTCGCTTTTGAGCGCGGTGGCGTGGCGGGTCACTTGGGCAACGAGGTCGGCTTCGTCGGTGGCAGAGGCTTCGACGAGCGAAAGAGACCGGAGGGTGGAGATAAGGTTTTGCATGGGCATCGACTCAGCCACCGTGTCAACCGGCGCGGCGGCGAACAGGGGCGCGATGCGCTTGAATGCGGCGCGATTGACCAAGCCGCCCATGTTGATTTCGGAGCCGGTCACTTGGCCGGAGCGTCCAGGTGGAAGGTCGGCGAGAATCGGCGGAAGGTGCGGCCTTCGACCGACTTTCTACCCGCGTCGGACCAGTCGAGGCGGGCGCGGACGCCGCCGGTCTGCGGGTCGTCACCAGCCCAGTAAAATTCAGTCGGCCAGGCGGAGGCTTCGCGATCCTCGTGGTTGAAATCGAAAAAGGGCCGGTCTTCGCGGCCCTCGGCAGCGGCGGTGAGTTTACCGGCGAGGAAGGTTTGCAGGACGGCAGCGGTGGCGGCGTTCACTGCCACTTCGACCGAGACGGGTTTGCCGCCTTGGGACGCCCGGATGCGGTGGCGGCCGGGCGGCATGTATTGGATGTCGGTGGGAAGCGCGGCGCCTTCGGTCAGGGCGTTGGCGAAGGCGGCGTGTAACGGTGCGTTTTTGTTGGTGGTGGTGAGGGCCATACCACGCGCGCAGTGTCAACGGGTGGCGATTACTTGGGCGGCTGGTAGCTGGCTTTGGGGACCCGGATCAGGGAGCTGCGGCAGTTGTAGTGTGCGGGCGGTGGCGAAAACCAACCGTCTCCCCAGCGGTGACCATGGCGACCGAGACAGATTTCGGTGGTGCGGCCGTCGAGGACCGCGTCCCAGACGAGGTAATCTCCGGCGGCTTCGGCCTGGGCGAGTTGCGCGGGGAAAGCCGATTCTGCGGCAGCTTGGCGGCCGGCGAGGGATGCGGCGGACTCGGAGGCCGCGTCGATGGGATCGCCACAACCGCAGGCGCAGGGTTTGGACTTGGCAGGTGGCACGGACGACGTCGGCACCAACGGGGCGATGGGTTTGGCCGGCTGAAATAGTGCTTCGCTCGGGGCTGGCGACGGGACCTTGTGGCGTTCGTACAGGTATTGCAGGGAGACCGGGAGGCCCATGTCGACGAACAGGGTTTTGTCACGGGTGGCCATTTCCTGCTCACGCTCGGGGCGGGTGATTTCAACTTCGACGAACGGGACCTCGTCGGCAGTGCCCCAGTTCTGGGCGATCAACTGGGGGATAAGTTGGTCGTTGAGGACGGCGACGATGTATTCGGCGTAGGTCTCGAAGAGGTCCAACTCCACTTCGCGGTGAACCTGAGTCGCGGCCCGACTACCTTCGCCGTTGTGTTCCACCGATAAGTTTTGACCCAAAAGCATGATGTCACAGGCGCGGTCGGCGATGCCCATGAGGCGTTCGCTCGGGTCGTTGGGACCGGACACGCCGGGCGTCGTGCCCTGCATGATTTGCAGGTTGGTGCCCTGGGGAAACGCGCCCCATGACGCCGTGCCCATGTTGCGCAGGGCGGAGGTGATGGCGTCGATTTCGAGCTGGGTGGCGGTAGCTGGATAGTTGGCCCAACGTAACGGCGTCCCGAAAAGTTCAGCCTTCTGGACGAGCCACTCCCAACCAAGCATGTGACCGAGCCAAAGCGGTGCCAGCGCGCGGAGTTGGGCGGCTTCACCGAGGGCGCCTGACTTGGACTGAAAGATGCCGGTGAGGAATTTTCCGGGGTGTTTGGCGAAGGGGGTGAGCTTCCGATCTGAAGTGGCGACGTTGTTCCCGTTGAGGCGGAGTGCGAGGGTGCCGTCGGTGTCGATGCCGAGGTAACGGGTTGGCACGCGGCGGAAACCCACCGGCACGACGTAACCGGCGGTGTCGTTGGTCCAGTCGATTTCCACCACGGACAGGCCGCGGGCAACGGCGTCCATCAGTTCGTAAACAGCCGAACCGAGCGGGGCGCGGGTGGTGTCCACGTAACCGCGTTGCAGATGGAGCGCCGACTCGACGAAGGCGGCTTTTTCCTGCGCCGTGGCCGACGGTTTGCCGTTCTTTGGGGTGTAGGGCTGGACGTTGAGCGGCAGCTTGCGGATGGCATTTTTGAGCTTTTGCAGGTTGGCGCGGAGACGCGGCCAGGTGTCTTCCATCAGGTTGAACAGGTCACTTTGCGCGGCGAGGTCACCGCGGGCGCCGGAGTCGAGGAGTTCGCCAATGGCGTCGGGCGAGAGGGAGCGGCCGAAGAGTTGCGGTTCAAAGTCGCGAGCGGTGGGGCGAATGATGGGTGATGGTGACATGGGAGGGCGGAAGTAGTGAGTAGCGGGTAGCGAGTAGTGAGTAGTGAGTAGATCGGAGGTCGGAAGCGTTACCGCGTCCAAGCGCAGCGGTAGCGGGTGAGTGCGGGGCGGTGGCGGGCGTTGAGGCCGGTTGGGACTCGTTCAGCTGCGAAGGCACCGGTGCCAGCGGAGGGGTTGCGTTGGGCGGCATGGATTGCGAGGGCCAGTGCGGTGGAGCGGTCGGCGTGGCCGTCAGCAGTGCGGGCGGCGGCGTAGCGGATCGTGCCGCCTGGGCTGACTATCCGTTGCATGCTGCCGAGGTCGTCACGGATCACGGCGGCAGCGGGCAATGAAACTGTACGCGCTTGCAGTGCTTTTTTGAGCCGTTCGAACAACTCCCGTTTGCGGTCGCTGGTGAAGGTCACGCCTTCGAAGCGGGTTTCGTCGAGGGCTGAGGCAAGGTGTTCGCTCACGGGTCCGCCGATGCCTGTCGCGTCGATCGCGGTGAAGGCTGCCGCCATCACTCGGGGGAGGAGGATTTCCTCTTGTTGCGGGAACGGCACGCGGTCCAACACGAGTACTTCTCGGGTGATGAGTTGGCCTCCGTGCAGACGTTCGAGGGTCCAAGCTACGGTTAGATCCCGTTTTCGACCGACGTCGATGCCGATAAAAAGTGCGGGTCGTGGCCTTGAAACTAGAGAAAAAAGGCCCGTAAGCGGATCGAGTGTAGCTTCCTCACATTCACAGCCTCTGACTAGCTCTGCTGGGAAAACCTGCGACGAGTGCTCCATGAATTGGCACTCGAACTCCTGTGCCCAACCTTCGGGATCGGCCAAGTTGGCCCGCAGTTCGTCCACGTTGAGGGCAAGCCCCTGCGCCACCGCGTCGTAGACACTGGTCTTGTGGCGCGAGAACGCCGGAGCGTGCTCCCACAGGTCAAAATACTTGTTGTTACGCCCCGCTGGTGTGGAGATCACCCGCAGTTTCAAGGCACCGCGTAGCGGGTTGGAGATGATCGGGTAAACGGCGCGCCAGATTTCCTCGGGGTTTTCGTGAAACGCGAACTCGTCCAGTACCAGGTTGGCCGAGTAACCACGGGCGGTGGAGGGATTGGCGGGGAGTGCGATGACGCGGGCCCCGTTGGGGAAGCGTAGCTGCGACTTCTGGATCTCAGGGCGGTACTCTTGGCCGGTCGAGTAGCTGACCGCGTCACAGAAAATACCGGCGGCGCGGTTCACTTTGTCCATAAACTCCAACGCTTGCCGCTCACCGGCGCTCAAAATAACCCAATCGCCACCCGTTTCTATGGCGTCGGCCACCACCTCGAAGGACGCGGCCAGCGAGCCGCCAATCTGTCGCGATTTGAGCCAGATTTTGAATCGGGCTTTGTCCTGCACCCAAGCGCGTTGGTAGGGCAAAAGGAGATCGAGAGGCGTGACCGCGAGGCGGCGGTCCGGCTTGTACGGCTTTTTCGGCGCGGCGCGGCTCATGGCGTAGTCGTCGCACTCACTGGTAACGCGGGCGCTTCGCTGGCACCGAGGCGCGAACGCCACTCGCGCATGATGTCTTTTTCGCGGTCAGGCGTGATGTTGACCTGAGTCGCCACGACGGTGGTCGGCTGGTCGCGGTAGGTGTCGGGCTTATGGGCCTTCAAAAAGAAGATTAAGCAGGCGTCGGAGTAGCGTTTGCGCTCACCGCATTGCTGGCCCTTGGCGTCGAACACCGGCTCGCTCCACCCGTCGATGCCACGGCGCTTGAGTTCGAGCTCGGCCTCCTCGATGCGGGAGGCGTTACGGACGCGGTCACGCTCGAGATGGGCCGATTGAAGGACCGGCACGAGGTCAGGCTGGCGCTGCAAGTGGCGGTAGAACGTGGACTGGTCGATGCCTTCTTTCTCGATGGCGTTGAGCGATGGCGAACCGTCGCGGATGTCCTGCACGACGCGGTCAAAGAGCGCTTGGCTAAACTTGGGCGAGCGGCCGAGCTTGGCGGCTTTGGGTACGGCGATGGGCATTGTGTAAGGCGACGTGTCAACGGGCGGGCGCTCGCCCAACGGGATGAAAGGGAGGGCGGAATAAGCGCGCGCAGGCGGATTTGGCGGTGGTTCGAAAACGCGCTGGGGGCTCGGGGCTCGGGGTTCGAGGTTCGGGGCGGGCGTAGCCCGCCTCGGGCGCGGAGTCGGGCCGCGGCGAGGCTGGGCGAGCACGGCACGACGGAGCCGCGTGCCAGGGGCACGCAAAGCGCGCCGAGTCGCCAGCGGAGCGATGCGGCGAGGACGCGCGGGGCCACCGCGCCGGCTGGGCGGCGGGGGGAAGCTCCCCCCGTGAACGAGCTTGCGAGTGAACTTGGGGGGGCGCCTGGCGGCCGGCCGGACCAGCAACCGCTTTGTGCCCAACTCGCCCAGCGACGATACGCCTTAGAAAACGGACGGCCCGGGCGGGGGCGGGGGGTATCTATTCGCGCGGTAGCGCCGCTAAAAGACCCATTACCGGCGAAGCCGTAGTGATATTTCAGGGTGCGCGCGCATACTGACAACGCACCGTAGTGAGCCCCGAGGGTGGAGCGTGTAATACGACATTATGACCACATGCCGGAGGCTCGGCGGAGGGAAGGT